GTAAAAACAGTGAAACATGATAAAAAAATAAGGATGTATCGTTTATATTGTACCCGAACCGCCGGTACTTCATGTACTCTAATAACTTCTTCTCCGTGTACTCCGTGTACTTCTTCTTCGTGTACTCCGTGTACTCCGTGTACTCTATAATGTGGAGCGCGACACATTGGACATTCATTTTTTATACATTTCATGAAACATTCGGTATGAAATTGTTTCGAACAACATCCAACTATCATGATAGTAGTTTCATCATGTAAAGTTTCTAAACAAATTGGACATTCATCCATATTTTATATAAGGTGATTGACTTTTATATATATAATTGTAAGAATACTAAATGTTAATGGACTATAACAAAAATTTAATCTAGCATGTTGTTGTATTACTTCACGTGGATCTTCCACGTGAAGTAAAAGTATAGTTTCTTCACTTGGAATACAATTATTTGCGCGGCACAATGGACATTCATTTTTTATAGCTGTACATTTTATGAGACATTCTGTATGAAACTTTTTGAAACAACATCCGACTGTTGTTATAGTTCCATCGAGTGGTGAGAGACATATAGAACATTCTTCTTCCACCATTCTTAGACTTAAAAAGATTATTATCTATAATAACAATGGAAACTCCTCAACCAACAATAACTAAAAAGTTTTCTGCCGCCTTTGATTCAGAGAATGAATCTCATGTCATGTGGTTCCAAAGTCTTCATCTCGCAACTATAAATGAAAAATCAGTTGATAAAGTCTTATACGCAAATCCATTTGGTATTAAGGTTAGTTCCAAAGAAGTACTTGAATGGGTCAATATTCAGTTTATACTTGCCATGAAGTATTCTACATGTGTTTTAGATGGAAAAGCATGGGTTCCTATACAGAGGAAGCACACGGGTATCGACTCGACTCACTCGAAAACTGTCTAAAATAATCTAAAATTGTAAAATCTTTTGGTTCTGCATCTTCATCCATATATATTAATAAGATAGGACCTATAACAACTTCTTCGTGAAATGGTTCTGGTAGCTTATTTCGATTTTCAAATAATTCGAAATAAGAAACATCACATTTCATAATGACAATATTTGTGTCAGGAAATTGACCTATAAATGTACCAGTTCCTTTGAGAATACGGTATAGATCATTCCCCACAATATTTATTTCTACATCTGATATGTTTCCATCTTCTTCTGAAATTAAAACACACTTGACCATTTAGTATTAACGATGTTTTCTTTTATGATTTTTTACAGTTACATGTAACCATGCCATTATCACTATTCATAGTTCCATCCGCTTGAACCATGGTGCTATCACTTGTTTCTGTCATACTAGCTGATGCTGCGGCTGCCGATGGAGCTGCAGCTAATGGAGCTGAGACCATAGACTGATAGTAAGATGACGCATACCCTGAAGTTGTAAAAAATAAAAAAAATAAAACTACAACAGCAATCAAAATCATGTATGGTTTAAACTTCATCTTTATATACTAAAATATTTTATTATTAAAAAGGATACCTTTTTAATAATAAATGGTGATTCGCTCTCAATAGGGTTCGAACCTATGACTTGCAGGTCGCATGTTGCTTTTAACAGCCTGCCACTCTACCAACTGAGTTATAAGAGCATGGGTACAGTTTATAGAGTTGTAGCTCTATAGCAGTGACATGTTTCGATCATGTGTCCCTTGGGTTATGAGCCCAATGCGCTTCCACTGCGCCACACTGCTTTCTCTTCAACCTGATTCGAACAGGTGTCTACGGGAGTCCCCGATGCTCTACCTCTGAGCTAAGAAGAGATCTTTCTTACCTTCCTATATATAGTATATTTTCTTTAATACCCTTTAATAATTATATAAGTTAAATATAATGAGTTCAGTTATTAATAATCTTGTTTCACTGGACTGTACATATCATAAGATATCAAGTGTCGTGCTTGGAATTATTGGAGTTATTATACTCATAATAGCAGTTCTAAATGTAAAAGACAAGTCAAGCATGTCAGGTAAGGCTACCGGTACATTATCAAATGTTGTTACAACATCATCAGTTGATGATAAAGGACATGTCCAGTATTCAGTTGTTATGAATGTAGTGTATGGATCTAATGTATCAGCAGTCTTAACATCTTCAAATAATATTTACGCAAATGGTCAAAAAATTTCTATATTATTTGATCCAGCAATACCTACTAAGGTTGCTATTGAATCTGAATATGTTTCCCCAGCTAGAATTGCTATATATGGTATATATATATCAATATCCTGTATTATTTGTTGTATCATGACATATATCATATCAAGTACAACATGGGGATGTCGCTTAATGGCATTTTCCAATGCAGTAGATGCAACTCGTCATATTTTTTAAAAAACATGTCTGAAATTAAATTAGGATACTATTAAACTACTAATAAAAGAAGAAACTAAAAATAAAATGGACAGTGAATGCGCCGTCTGCTACAGCAGTGTTGCCAACTGTAAGCTCGTATGTAAACATGCATTTTGCAAAGGGTGTGTCAAGGAGTGGTATCACAAAAGCGATGATCCTACGTGTCCAATGTGCCGTCGCGCCATGTACTTCAAGGGTATGCACAGGATTGTTTCCGAATGGGAACAAGAGCGCATTGATCAGAAGAATCAGGAGATATTCAATCAAGCATTTGATGAAATCTTTGAGGACGTAGACGATGACTACAGTGAAGAAGAAACTGAGAATACTACGGATGATGAGTCTGATGCAGAATCCGATGTCTCTTGGGAAACGTGGGGCGGGTCTCAAATGGATGAGCTCGACGTGTCTACCGAAGAAGTCACAAGTCTCGATATAACAGAGCTTGAAGTACCCGTATCAGCAGCATCTCTATGGTCTGTTCCGGCTCTCAACTGTTATGGTGAGTTTATACTTGAGGAAATCAAATGTCTCCAGAAGGATTACCAAAAGGCGATGGAGATGGGAATGGACTTTGATGTATACCTTGAAAATCTCGAGTATGTTTTCATTGAACCATATAAATCAATCTGGATAGAAGATGATAACATTCCAAAAAACTTGCTTGTTTCGAAGCACAAGAACATGATTCGAAACAAACGATCTGGACCGCGCGTGCCTTCTAAGAATGACATGGGGATTACGGTTGTAGTATATGTTATGTGCTAAATAGTAGGAAAAAAACAAAATAAAAAAAAATATTTTTGAAAAAAAAAATGTCTAAAAATAATTTACGTTGCTATATATATTTTTATCATTTTCATCTGGAAGTTTTATCCAGTAATCACTTCCTCCTAAATCAGTTTCAAGATCTCCAACACTCAGAATATAATGTAGACCAGTTTGTTCCTTTACCTTTGTTTTTTCATTTGGTAATACGAAATAAACTTGATCTGGAAAAATACCAAACGAAATGAGTTGAAATTTTGTATAATAATGGTTATCATTTGTATCTGGTCGAGCTGTTATAACAATAACAGTATACCCAAGGGATTTACATATTTGTAAAAGTAAAATCATTTCAGGTATAGGGGTTCCATCTACATGAATAAGTGTTTCATCTATATCAAACATGACTGCATCAGTTTCAAAAACAGTTCTATTAGAAATACAAGAAACTCCAAGTTTTTTTGCGATGGTCATGGGCTCCATATAGTAACCTAATATAATAAGATTAGCCTATATATTTTAATGGTCCATAATTATTATTAATAAAGTTTGCAAAGTACTTTGGTGATAGAATACTCCAATCAATACCATGTAAAACGTGAAGTTCTGTCAAAATGTATCCAACTAGAGCACTGCACCAAAATCGATTAACTTTTCTGGGATGCAAGTCTACTTTTACAACGGCTTCTATCCAGTCAAGGGGTGCAATGTCATATGGTTTATTATGAACTTGTTTATGAACTTCTTCAATCTCCTCTGTTGAAAAATCAAGACCTTGATATTCTCGTATATATACATTACAATTTTTTAAACGATCTGGAAGACTAGAAAACTGAACACCAAACTTTTTTTTGTGATCTTCTGGGTCAAGTGTACCAAGACCATATACACTTTCCCATAGATAAAGACCTTTAAGACCCACTGGATCTTCTAAAACTATTCCTACATGGACCCATGGCGAGCATGTGAAAAATTCTATCAGAAAACTTATTATAAACCATGATGAAAATTTACCTCTGAACAATAACAAGTCGCCTGTCTTCATTATTATTTACATTAACAAATCATATAAATTTTTATCAGTTGGGGATGCTATCATTTTAGATTCATCCCATCTACTTTCTTGTTTTTCAATCGCTTTGATGTGCCATAAAGCAATTTGTGGATCAGGCTTCAACTGTATAGTTCTCTCGCCGCCAGTTAATGTTGTATGTAAACTGTCGCCTCCCCATTTCACTTTTCCATTATTTATATAGATACGTCCCTGGTAATCTGGCCAGTTGATCCATCCAAACTCATTAACTGGAAGATTTACCCATTTATAAAACTCTTGAGTTGCACCCGGGTGTATATTTATTCGAGGTATATATATAACATCTGCTTCAGATTCTAAAATAATTTTTTTGAGATAAAAAAACATATTTTCTTGAGGCATTTCATCGGCATCAAGGCCAAAGATATAATCACCCGTTGCCTTTTCACGATGAAAATCCGAATTATCTTTAAAATTATCAAATGGTCTTTCATAGAGTGTTATATCTTGACTAAACTTTTCGGTGACGCGTTTAACTTTTTCAGTTGTATGTAAAGAGTCAACAACAACAACGATATTGTCTTCTTGATCTTTGACTTTTATTAAAAAATTTAAAAGAGAATAAAGTTCTCTGGATTCATTGCACACTTGAATAGTATAAGTAATCTTCATTTCCTAGACTATTATATTAGTTTTTCTTTAATAGTAACTGGATAATAGTATTATTTGTACGACTTGCTATTACTGTTTTATTATTAAACAGACTTGAAAAATTATCTAAATTAAAAAAATTTATATGTTCATGCCAAAATTCTTTATTATCAACTTGTTCTTTTAAACTTGAATATTTTTCCAAGAATAATTCATATGGTACTTAAAAATAAAAAACTATTTATTAATAAAATGGCTGTCATTGCGCGGTGTTGTCTCTCGCACACTGTAAGAACTTTGAATACTAAATATAAATGTGTTGGTATTAAGACATCATTTGAAGATGAAGGTGCTCAATTCAATGATATTATTAAACTGAGAACGCTTACATCTGAAAATGGTATTAAACTTTCTATAAAAGTTGGCGGAGCCGAGGCCAAAACTGATATAAAATCTTCAGTTGATTTATGTTGTGATTCAATTGTTGGACCTATGATAGAATCTAAATACGCATTTGAAAAATATGTACAGTCGTGTAAAAATATTGATACAGTCACAAAAGGTGTAAACATTGAGACTATCCAGGCTATTGATAACATTGATTTAATATTAAGTTCACAGTACTTGTCTGATATTGATTATTTTGTCATTGGAAGAGTTGACTTGATGGGATCACTTGGGCAATCAAGGGACAATATTGATAGTCTTCCAACGCAGGCTCTTATTGAAGATACATTTAAAAAAATTAAAAGACATAATAAAAAGACATATCTAGGAGGTTCTATTAGTTCAAAGTCTAAAGAGTTTATAAAAAGTCTCTATGATAAAGGTTTACTTGATTATATAGAGACTCGTTATATTATTATGAAATTAGACTCTACATTTTTTGATACATTTGATGAAGCTATTGTCGCATCACATGGGTTTGAACACGAATGGATGCAGTATCTGTATAAAAAATATTTCAACATGTCTACGCAGTTTAATGATCGTATACAGATGGCAAAGACAAGAATTAACAAGACGTTTATAATTAATAACAAGACGTTGTGTTATAATGTAAATGATTTAAAATCAGATGATTTAAAAGTTTGTGATTATACAGTATCATTTACCAGTGATTATATTCATTCTTTTTTTAAACCAGGTGATTTTATAATTTCAGATGATCGTTTTAAAAAAATATTCGGAACCAGTAATATTTTTTATATAGTCGCAACTGAAAATAACAAGAGTATTGAAACTGCTATGAATATTATAAAAGTTATAGATCCAAGTATAAAACGTATTGTTGTTATTGGAGGTGGTTTAATACAAGATATAGGATCATTTGTAAGCAGTGTATATCATAGAGGTATACCATGGATATATTTTCCAACTACATTGTTATCAATGGCTGATAGCTGTATAGGAAGTAAGACGAGTCTAAATACTACAAGTGTCAAGAATAAAATTGGAACATACTGTTCACCTAATAGTGTCTACATTAACATGATGTTTTTAGAAACACTTGATGATATTCAAATTAAATCTGGAATGGGTGAAATACTTAAAATGTGTATGATTGGAAATGCGTTACACATGTACAAGAGTCTAGATCTCAAGTCTCTTATAAAACTATCTCTTCTTATTAAAAAATCAGTCATAGAAGAAGATCTCTTTGATAAAAATGTTCGAAAAGGTTTAAACTATGGACATACAATTGGACATGCTCTAGAAGTTCTAACAGATTATACCATTCCACACGGGCTTGCAGTTGTTCACGGAATGATGTTGATGAATAAAATTTTTGATTATAAAAATAGTTTATTTGAAAAATACTGTTTAGAGCTTATTGTAAATGATCCAATGCCAAAGTTTGATTACTCGTGTATAAAAAAAATTATCGATCAAGATAAAAAAAGATTCGGTGAAAAAATCACGTGTATTGTTCCAAAATCAGCTGGGCATGTAGAGTTTATCACATCTTCTTCACAGAAAATCCAAGATCAACTATTATCGACTGTCCATTCGTAGATGTATTATGTAAACATAAATAATCTGTAAGATACCATAAATCATCTACATTTACAAAACCTGGAAGCGTATCGGTCTGTAGTTGAGTCAGATTTGCTCGAGTCATTTCATTATCTAACGGTCCCGGTAAAAGAGCATTTATAAAAATACCTTTTTTACCAAGGTCAACTGAACAGCTTCTAACAATACCACCTATAGCTGCTTTAGATACAGTATATGAAAACTTTTCTTCTCTAGAAAATTCTTGCCATAATGAACTTATTATGAGACATCTTGCACAATCCTCAAGTTTATCATATTTGATAAGACTACTGAGTGTACGTGTAATATAATGAAGATTAACATCTATTGTATTCATGTACGTCGAATAATCTAAAGACTTTATGGAATCATTACAGTTTATACCATGACACCAAATTACACTTTTAACTTTTGGAATGGAATGAACATCAAAGTCTCTTGTAGCTGTTATAACATTATATTTATTTTCTATAAATCTCTTTGATATATGTTTACCGATTGAACCATTTCCAAGTATAAGTATATTATTCATTTATATTTATAAAGAATCAACTTGTTTAATACACATTTCACTTGAAAACTCATTTCTGTCTAAAAACGGAAACATATCTTCAGGTGGTCTATTATCAAATGTACCATCGTCTCTCATTATATTAACAAGTTTGGGACAACGTGCTTGAACAATACATACAATCTCAATGAGACACGGTCCGGGATATTCTAACATTTCATCCATATTAGTCGTGTACTTTAAATCATATACATCACAAATCTTTTTAACATCTGGACACTTTACATCGACACCAAAACGTCTTTTAAAATAAGAATCTTGCGTAATCTTAATCGCACCATAACCTCCATTGTTAAAGTATAATATTTTAACATTTATATTCAAGTCTTTTATAGTCTGTAACTCTTGAAAATTAAACTGAAAAGAACCATCGCCAACTATACAGTATACAGTTTTGTCAGGACAACTAAGTGCGCATCCTATGGAACAAGGTATTTCAAAACCCATATCCCCATGACTCGATATAATAAATTCATCACGTCCCTTATTTAAAAACTGGTGCCAATTGACACAGAATATGGATCCAGATGATGCAACGCATATACCACCGTCAGGTTTTTTATTATAAAATAAATTTAGAAACGTATAGGGGCATGTATCCATACTAGGATTTGGTATCTCGCGAAACCACTTGGCTTTCCAACTCTTCGTTTTGGTTAACCATTCTAAAGTTTCTTTTTTTGGAAACTGTTCAGTTTCAAAAAAGTTTTTAATATCCATTACACATGTTTCACCTATATCAACTTTTGTTAAATTTATTGAAACTATATACGCATCTCTTGCAAACCAGTCTGGTCGATATCCTACAACTGATTTAGCCATTCTAGATCCAATATTTAATATAAAGTCCGCATTCTGAATAACAAAATTACCAGTTCTATCTCCTATTATTCCAACTCTACCCATGTTATATTCAGGGACTATATCAGTTGAAAAAAATGTTGATACAACTGGAACTTTGTGAAAATCTATAAACTTTTCAAATTGAGACTTTGACTTTGATAGATAGACACCATTGCCAGCAAGTATAACAGGTCTCTTTGATGCGTTCCATTTTTCAATTGGAAAATTATCAAAGTTACTTTTAATAAAAGGAACTTTTACTGGTACAGATGTATTAAAATCTATGTGAATATTTTGAATATCAAGAGGTATAGACATCCATACAGGGCCAGGGATACCCGAAGTTAGATTTATAATACATGTATCCAGGTACTCTACAATACGAGATGGATCCCATACTACACATGAATATTTGGTTATATTTTTCACAGTTTCAACAACATCATGATCAGAACCAGAAAATATTCTAACATTTGTATCTTCCTCTAACCTTTTCCAGCGAATACTTTCTTTATGAGGAACACCCCCACTTATAAAAAAAATTGGAACACTGTCTTGATACGCAATCATACACGGAGTAACTGCGTTTGTTTCTCCACATCCAGATGTTACACATACAACGCACGGATTTTGATCAATCTTGGAATATCCAATTGCCGAGTAACCAGCGGGTCCTTCTCCATGTGTATATATTACATTTAATTTAGAACCAAATGAATCGTTCAAGTGCATAGCAAAACCACCCGTTACAGAAAAACATGTATCTATATTATTTCTAAGAAGATATTCAGCTATAAAATCGGAAATCTTCATGGTGTTAACTTGTATAAGAGTCTCCTAATTCTTTATGTTCAACTGTACAAGTTGCACCAAATATTTTTGCCCATTCAGATAGTTTAAATTTATGTATATATGTAAGATTATAAAACTTGTCACCACCTTTTAAACAGTATTTTTGTACAATATCCTTTACATCTTCGATACTTATAAAATCAAAATAACAGTCTCGAGGTATAATCACGTGACCATCTCTTTTACATATTGCTGAAAATCTTGTTGGTAATTCACCCGACCCGAAACACCCCCATATACATAATGAATAAACATTTTCACCAAGTGTCTCGATACGTTTATCAATTAACCACTTTGAAAAACCATATGGATCAGTTGGAGGATCACCTCTTTTTGAAGCTCCACTTGAAAAATAAATCAAAGTACCATGATAACAACTAACAACATTCTCAAACATTAAAAGATTTTTAAAACAAACATCTCCATTATCCGTTTGAAGTCTACTTCCTCCAATGACTGCACAATGAATAACAACATCAAATGTATTTATTTTAAAAAAAGTTTCAACATCTTCTTGAATAGTTAGATCAAGTTGTTGTCTCGTTATTCCAACCCATGTTGGATCACACTTTAATAAATTACTTCCTATAAATCCATTTGAACCAAGAATACAAACTTTCATTTAACTTTTTAGTACTTATATTGTTTAATATCAATTCAAAATAAAAAAATAGTTGATTACAACAACTCCACTTCGTTATACAAAAAAAGAACTCGAACCAGTTATGAGTGAAAAAACTATAGATTATCACTATGAACATCTTGCAAAAAATTATAACTTGAAAAAAGGAGATCCAACATTTAATAAAGCTGGAAACTTTCTTATTATAGTTAAAAGGAAGATACCATTGTATTTATAATGGATACACTTGATATGGAAAGCGGCCTAGGTGGAGATAATGTCGCGGTTGATAAGTGTCATCTTGATCTGGTATATGGACTTGTTGTTAGTCACAAGCCAAAAAGTATTCTTGAAATGGGAGTTGGATCTGGGAGAACAACTCGAATGTTAATCAAGGCGGCTGATAATAACGCAAATAAACCATCTATTACACTTGTTGATAACTGGATTGATTTAAATGGCAAACCCCCCGCGTGTATTGAAAATTACAAAAAATTTTGTACAGTCATCATGAGTAATGAAATGGAGTTTGTTTTTTCAGCTCGAACGACATATGATTTCATCTTTTCAGATGCGGATCATTGGAATACAGATAAATGGTTTGATTATGTGTACGATAGATTACTTAACCCAGACGGAATACTTATATATCATGACGTTTCACTTGTAGATGCAATGCCCAGAGAAGAGTTGCGTTTTCCAAATTTATTAACTATTTTACACAAGTGTAAAATTCGCGGAATTTCTCACGTACACTTTGATAAGTGCTCAAAACCTGGTGAGAGATGTTATAGAGGATTTCTTGTTATATTTAAAAGTCAGTTGAAAACACTTGTTGCAGTTGATAATACATTGTCAGTTGTAGATTAAAATATTTTATAATAATATAAATGATTAAAATTCCATATGGTAGTCTTCCTTTTAAAACAGATAGAAATGGACTCGTAAAAATAGGAGCGGGTGTATCCGCGCCAAATAATCTAAATAATCGTATTCAAAAAGTACCAGTGTTAAAAAATTTTAAAATGCCAAGTGTTGTATATCACATGTCTACAACACCACTAAGTGAATTTACACCAAATAGAATATTTTATGTTTCATTTAGTAAAGCACAGGCTTTTTTACACTTGTCACAGTATAGATCAAAAATGCGAAATATGTTTAAAAACGTCACTGACTCAAAAATTTATGTATACACATTAAAACCAAAAAAATCACATGTGAATATAATCCTTTTTGATAAAACATCACGACCTAAACATGTATCAAATAATATTTTAGGTATGACATATAATAATCCTAAACAAACAATGAAGGCAATGGGTAAAATGTTTAATGGAACTATAAATCAAAACAATGTAACTTCTACAAATTTTAAAGAAGGTTCAGGTGATAATATGATCTTGGGACAAATTCTATGTTCTAAAATTAAAAATTTAAATGGTATTCGAAATGTAATAAATCAAGATGAGTTTGCAGTTTGTAATCCAAAAAACTTTTTTACAATATTTGACAAAGAAGTACTCAATATTCGTATAGATCCGCCAAAAACATTAATAAAAGGAACTGGAACCAAAGCCATATATAAATTACCCCCAGGTTATTTACCAACGTATCCAATAGGAAGAGAACCTAATATTATAAATGTGGAATTTCAAAGAAAAAAAAATGGTACATCTGGCTATATATCAAAAAATAATCGTTTTAAGGTAAATGATTATTTAAAGTTGCTACACAAGTATGGAACAAGTAAAATACAAAGTGCACGAGCTAAACAATCTCTTTTAAAAATTACAAAGTAATTAGAAGAAACAGTGTTTATAATTACAATAATGTTGTTGACTAAATTTTTATCACGTGAAATAAAACTCGACTTTAGAGATGTTCTTATAGTTCCAAAGAAGACTAGGATAACTAGTCGCAAAGAAGTTTCTCTCATTAAAAAAATAAAGTTTAATGATAATGTCACATGGACAGGTGTTCCTATTATATCATCTAACATGGATACAGTTACAAACCTTGATACATTCAATATAATGAAACAACACAATTATATCTCATGTTTTCCAAAACATTTTAATAAAAAATGGGCATCATTTTCATCACAATTACCAATTGAGTTGGTTGATACTGATCATTACATGTTGAGTTGTGGAACAAGTAAAGACGATTGTAATACCATGATTAATCTCTTAACAGGTCTCAGTCGTGTTGATATAGTTCCAAAGTTTTTATGTATTGATGTTGCCAATGGATACATGAATTCTCTACAAGAAACTTGTTGTAAAATGCGAGGATTATTCCCAGATATTGTTATAACAGCTGGTAATGTTGTCACACCTGACCTGACACAAGAGTTGATTCGAAATTGCGGTGTAGACATTGTAAAGGTTGGAATTGGAAGTGGTGCAGTGTGTGAAACACGACTTAAAGCGGGTGTTGGATACCCACAGCTATCTGCAGTATTGGAATGTTCACAAGCTGCTCACGAGGCGGGTGGTCGTATTATGTCTGATGGTGGAATTGTTTACCCGTGTGATATTGTAAAGGCTTTTTCAGGTGGTAGTGATTTTGTCATGTGTGGAAGTATATTTGCCGGTCACGAAGAATCACCCGGAGAAACTGTACACGGTGGAACCCATAAAGCATTTTATGGAATGTCATCTCAAAAAGCTAATGAAAAGTATAATGGAGGCATGAATGGATACCGAACATCAGAAGGTAAAGCTGTCTATATCCCTATAAAAGGTTCTATTGATGATACAATAAAAGATATTTCTGGAAGTATTAGATCTGCATGCGCATATACAAATTGTGACCACTTGGATCAATTAATTGATACCCAGTTTATTCAAGTTAACCATCATCATAATACATCGCTTAATTAAAAGATATATTAACTTATTAATAATGATACCTCCTCCACCAGTTAATATTATTGCTCAAGTTATTTGTTTTATTATTGGATTTCAGTTGGGAAGAAACTCATGTCAACCCCCCACCCCCCATTGTGCAACTCTTGTTTACGATTAACTGAAAAACTAACTGAATGTTATTACTGTCGAGAAGATATAAATCGAGATATTTGTTTTGATTGTTTAATGAAGATTATCGATACAAGAGATCCAAATCATTGTTCACTTTGTAGGATAAAAATAAGATATTTTATATAATAAGAATGCTGACAATTTCTGATTTACCAGCTGACGATCCAGTTTTTAAAAGAGTTATTGATTGGAAATGGAAATATACTCCAGATGCAATCATAACATCAAAAATTATAAGTCAGGAAATTTATTATCTTGAAAGTATCAGAGGTGCAAATATGTATGATATGGTAAGAGCCCACAAACTAGTCAACGATTTTAAAACTGTATTATCATATATTATTAAAAAAGAAGAACCATCTACAAAACTTAAAAAATGGTGGTTCATTTAAAAATAAAGCTCTTTATTTACAATAAGAAGATGTTAACAATAATGCAGTTACCTCAAAGTGATCCAAGTGTTAAAAGGATTGTTAAAAGTCTATGGGTTGGACACAAGAAGATTACACTTGATACAGTTCTAACTGCGCAACTTGTTAGTGACCAGATTATACAGTATCAACGTGTCAAGTATGATGATACATCTACATATAATATAGTTGACATGGAAATGAAAATGTTTCGCCGCCGAACAGTGAACGACCTTAGAGTTTTACTAACCTATCTTATTAAGAACCCAGTTGCTCCACCATCCCCCAAGTGGTACTCTTGCTTTACAAGATGATTACAATTGGAAACTTTTCTCAAGAAGATCCACTCATCAAGAGACTACTTAACCGTGGACTCATTGGTAGAGATGGATTTGATAAAAATACAATTGTATCAAGTGAAATTATAAAAAGTCTTATTCATACATATGAACACTTATCAGTTGGTGATCCATATACATTAGGAAGAGTTTCAGAGGTTATCGAAGACCTTAGAGTTTTGCTAACATATATAAGCAAGAAGCAAATTGAAAATGAACAAGAGTCTTTTAGGTCTCGTTGGCTTAGACATTGCTGCTAACTTTATTGTGTACCTAACATTTGAAGACTATGAAGCACTTTTAGTATGTTTCTTAAAAGGGTTTGGATTTTATGGAGTAATAACAGGTGATTTAACTTCTATCATTGGACATGTACTTCTTTCTTGTATCATAGCACTTACAAGAATGATTCAGTTTTTACATAGATTTAAATTTTATATAATATGTCTAAACGTGTATAGTTCCATGACATGTTTCTTGTTATTAAAAAATACTTGTTCGGATATAGCAGTAAATACTGAACTTGGTTTTAAACTTGGTGTATCGTGTTAAATACATGTCTCAAGTGTAATCAAGTAATAATTAAACTAATAATAAAAGCGCTTATTAAATGGAGTTTGATCCAAAGTTTCGTTCAAAGCATGTTTCCAAAGATAAGAAGAAGGACAAGGGCTTAATTTATGCATCAAAGAAACATATTCGTATTGAACTTGAAAATCAGATGAGACATGAAAAGAATAAAAATAAAATATATACAAAGGTCTCATGATGATGATGTAGTAATTAATTTAAAAAAATAAATAGTTTTAAAATAAATGTCTGAATGAATATTACGTTTTATAGTCAAGATAGTCACGCCATTATTGAAAATATACGAAGATCAAATACTATATTTTCAATTGGTCAAAGTTATGGTGAGTTTTTTTTATCATGTCAAATTTCCAAAGATGAGATATTTGAGTTTTATATTGAATCTGTTTCAAAAGGTATAAATAGTACTGTCCATTATCACAGTGGTCGTGTCTTTATCCAAGATGAATGTCCTATATGTTTTGAACTTTTTATACCTGATAGAATATCAAGATGTGGACATTATACATGTTATGATTGTATGAAACAAATGTTGAAATATAATTTAAAAAGATGTCCACTATGTAGATATGAATACAATTACAATTAATACTATTAATGATCAAGAAATTGGGTATATATGTTGGCACAATCCAGGTGATAAAAACTCATGTTTACATATAACTGTATTACATGTTCATGATGTATTCAGAAAGTTAGGATATGGAACTCTTCTTATCAAGTGTATGCTAATTCACTTTGGTAAAAAAATAAGAAGACCACTTAAAATAAAACTTGATGATTGTAGTGATTATTCAGGATCAACTGAAAGTATTTATTATAAACTTGGATTCAGATGTATTAATAATGACAATGAAATGAGAATTTATATTAAATCATTATTTGATTATATTAACACAATAAAAATTAAAACATTTTCAAATCTTAAAATTACACATGACGATGAAAATTTTAAAAATATAAATATAAAATATTTCTAATAATTAAACATGAACATTAATGTAATAACAACTAGAAAACGAAAAACGGTTAATACTGGAATTACATTAAGAAATAGATTAGAACGTCAAGCAAGTTTAAAGAGACGAAAAATAGCATATGAACCTGTTCCTATAAGACAGTGTAATACTAATAATACTGCAATTAGTGGAATTAGATCGCGTTTTACAAAAAAAAAAGTATATAAAGTTGAAATTAAACATGGGTTTTTATTAATTCGTGATCCATCTCATCCAGAAACTTATATAAGAGGTAGGCCACGAAAAAATTCTTTATACTTTATACTTATTAATGGTTATTCTACGAGTGGTACTCACAGTCGTCATCTTGTATCTGCTATAGAATATAATGGGTGTTTATATTTTTTTGATCCATGGGGTAGAGATAGATTGCCAGTATCTGATAATATTGCACGTGAATTAGCTGTTCGTATTGGAATAAGGGAACTAAAAATGTACAATGGAAGAAACTTACAAGAGAGAAATAGAAATAGCATTGGTGTATGCGTTGGATATTCTCATGATTTTTTATCAATGTTTGGAAATTCTCGTTTAAATACATCTACTTTTAATACATTAGTTTCTAATAAATTTAGATCAAATGCCAATAACCCATTAACCATGCTCAGAGGCCTTAGACAAGTTGAAACTGGTTATATAACAAATATCAGACGTAATGTATAATATAAGACAATATTTAATATATATAATTTGAAAATTTGTAACTTTTGTTTATAATAAAAAACGTGTCTCATTGCTACTCAGGGTATAAATAAAGTACTAGTAAAAAAGAACACCACCACCACAATGGCTCTCTTTGCTGTTATTGGCGACAAGTTCGTGGCTAAGATTCTTCGTCAGATTGCGAATGATTACAATCTCAATTATGATGAGATGAAGTCTCGTTATTGTGGCGCGAGTTCCTTTGAGCAGAGTGTTCCTGCGACCAAGGCTGTTCCCGAGGTTCCAGTTCCGGTGGTTGCCGCCGCCAAGGCTGTTCCCGAGGTTCCAGTTCCGGTGGTTGTTGTTGTTGCCGCCGCCGCCGCCAAGGCTGTTAAGAAGACCCTCATGGCTTTCAGCAAGATGAAAAAGGGTGATCTGGTTTCCGAGTGTGAGATGCGTGATATCGACTCCGAGGGAACTGTCGCCCAGCTCAAGGAGCGCATCAAGGAGGCTCGGGCTTTGGACGACGATGCACCACCACCCCCACCCAAGGCCAAGGCCCCTCCCAAGGCCAAGGCTCCTCCCAAGGCCAAGGCTCCTAAGAAGGGTAAAGCTGCTGCTCCTCCGCCACCACCACCTCCTCCTCCAGTACTTCTCGAAGAGGAAGATGAGCTCGAGGAAGGTGATAGCGTCGAGGCTCGACTTCGTAAGATGCTTGCATCCGAGGCTGATGATGATGATAATTTCTGTGGCAACTGTGATGAAAAGGCGATCGAAGCTGAGCTTGATGGCGCCCAGGTTGATCTGGATAAGAAACTTCGCGAGATACTTGCAGCTGGTGGTGGTTGCGACGAGGACGAGGACCAAGAGGATGAGGAAGAGGACGAGGAGGAAGCTAAATCGGACGAGGACGAGGAAGAGGTCTATTCGGATTTAGATTAGTAGTAGTAAATAGTTTTGTGTGTAAAAAAAATATTATTTTTCCATTCCATGTCCCACGTTCGCTGCCTCCTTCACTATCATCTCTTCTTTTTCAGAATAATAATTATTTTTTATTTTAGAACATATGAATAACAATAACAACATAGTGTCTCTTCTTTTTCAGAATAATAATTATTTTTTATTTTAAAAAAAGTTTTGATTGATCAATAGTACTATCATCTCTTCTTTTTCAGAATAATAATTATTTTTTATTTTAGAACATATGAATAACAAGTAGTACTACTACTACTATCATCTCTTGTATTTTAAAAAAAGTTTTGATTGATCAATAGTACTATCATCTCTTCTTTTTCAGAATAATAATTATTTTTTATTTTAGAACATATGAATAGATAAAGTAATAAATAGATCTATTAACAAGTAAGTAAGTAATGGAAATTTCCAAGTGTCTTGTCTGTCCATGTAATAACAAAATGTATAAAAATAATAATACATTGAAAGAACATCATCATAGTAATATCCATATGGTATGGGAATATCCTCGTCGAATAAAAGAATTAGAGATTCAGATTAAGAGATATGAGAATAACCTTGCTCATGAGAAACGAATAAATAAACTTTTAATGAATCAACTTGATAAACTTGAAGAGTTTCATGAATCTGAAACTAATTTTTAAAAAAGATTTATTAAAAAATACATGTTTATAATTAACTTAGTTTGTAATTAAAGTACTAGTAAAAAAGAAGAAAAATGGATCGTGTCTATGCTATCTTCTATGAAATGCGTGAATCCACTTGGATGTCTAATCTTTATAAGTTTCGTGGTGAAGATAACTGTGGTGACGCGTGTTTAGCCATGTCTACTGTATATGATCATGACCGTAATAACATTCCTATTATTCTAACCGAGTTATATGAATCTTCTTGGTCTGAAGAGCTTGAAAATTATAAACCTGATATTATTGAATGTCTGGGTTATTACTTGACTGTAAAAGAGATGAGAAATATTTACATAACATCTCTTTTACAGAATGTTATATGCTATGATATGGCTGAGACTATTGCCAACATGGTTTAGTTTTTAAAAAAGATTTATTAAAAAATACATGTTTCAATTACTAGTAAGTATTTCTCTCAGAATAATAAATTTTATTTTTTAGAATATGAATAACAATAAGATCACTCAAGTTGGAGGTTCATTAGCAAACGCCAATAGTATTTATTTATCCTGAATAAAGTTTTCAAGTACAGTGAATATAATGGATTTTGAAATTATTAGTATTCATAAACATGGTGATGATAAATGTAAACGTATTAGATATGTTAATGATGATAGATATGTTAATACATCAATATATAAGATACAGTGTAAAGATGAAACAATTGAAGATAGGTCATACAACAAACTTTGAAAAAAGAAAGATGGATCACATGGATCACATGATAGAGACTGAAACAAGTTATAGAAAAGTATATGAGTTTATTAGAAATCATGGAGGTTGGAATAATTGGAACATGATTATATTAGCAACTTATACATGTAAAAATCGTGGTCATGCTTCGAGGCTTGAATGGTTCTGGTGGAATAAAATAGGTGGATCATTAAATTATACAAGACCGGGTATCAATTATATAATGAGAGACATGAAAAAACATACTAATTTTACTTCATATATAAACGACATGGAATTATTATGTAGAATTGGTCCGCCTATTTGTGACTCGACCGCTTAATGGCTTCGCCCTGTTATGGCAGGCCTATTTTTACCCGTGAATTGGTAAGGTCTTGTGCGGATAGAGGAGGTATAGCTAAATCACGGGACTTTGGTTTTAGACCCG